GTGGTCCATGCTTACATTGATGAGCAAGGCGACGTCGCATACGCTGAGAGCGTTTTAGAAGCATATCAAGGGCAATATGAGAGCATGGAAGACTTTGCAAGACAAATGGTTGACGACTGTGGTGATCTTCAGGACGTACCGCATTTCATAGAGAATGCAATTGACTGGGAAGTAATCGCAGAGCAATTCCATTGGGACTATAGCATCACCATTGACGGGTATGTTTTCAACAACAACGTTTAGTTGTGACACTTGGGGAACTGGCACACGGTTCCCCCATTCGTTCCTTTATCCCCTTATAATAAGTGAGTAACAAACAAACAAAGCACTCTATGAATAGAGCAATCGGAACAGTAAGAGCAACAGACACTAATGTCAAGGGGCACGTTCTGAGAGCATCGTCGGGTGGAGGCATGACCTTCACAAAGGCGTCAGGTTTGGGTAAGTGTATGGTCAAAGACCTGGATGCTGTGATAGTTCGGGCAAAAAGACAGTATAGGGCAGACCGCAGAGCAATGGTGCTGGAGGGGTCCGCTACGTAGACTGGCACAGTTGGTTCGTGTTTTGGCAGTGCCCCCGTGGTGGGGGCGTTGCCGATGCCGCCCGATATAAAAACGAAAGGAACCCCTAACCTACAAAGTGTTACGGAAGCGAGAACAATATTCAATGAAACTCAAATTTTTTTTCCCTGTTAAAAAATCCCCACAGGGTTGATTGCTAATAATTCAAAAGTGATATATAATGGCATATGATAATCCACAGAATGCAAAAAAATAACCCTGATGAAAAACGCCCCATAGAGATTGATACAGTATCTGGTGAGTATTATGTAAGAATCCCTGAATGGATAATAAATGATCAGGGTTGGTTTGAAGATACAGAATTAGGTTTTAGAACAGATGGCGATGAACTCATCATTACAGAATCAAAAGACTAGTACATATCACATATATCTAAGAGGAGAGTGTCTCTTCAAGGATCTTGATGATTATGAGTTTAAGATGATATGGGGAAGAATATATGAATCATATTTTAGAGAAGAATTAACTTACGAAGTAATTGAATGGAGTAGTGATATCATAACCGATGCTTCTTATTGACATATTATAGATAATCGCATATAATGGTAGTATAAACTACGTAGGTTTAATGACTAAAGGATTCACAGTTAAAGCGAAATCCCCTGTGGTAAAGAAAGAACCAGAATGGGATTACGATAAGGCTAAGGAGATAGTAAAAGGTAAAACAGTAGTATTCTGTTTACCTGGTAGAAACGTCTCATATACATTTTTAAAAAGTTTTGTACAGTTATGCTTTGATCTTGTCCAAGCAGGTGCTTCGATACAGATCTCACAGGATTACTCCTCTATGGTTAACTTTGCTCGTTGCAAGTGCCTTGGTGCTAATGTTCTAAGAGGACCTGATCAATTACCTTGGGATGGTAAGTTACCATATGATTGGCAATTATGGATTGATAGTGATATAGTATTCAATACAGAGAAGTTCTGGCAATTAGTTCTTATGGAACAGGATATTGCTGCTGGTTGGTATATGACAGAGGATGGTAAGACTACTTCTGTTGCTCATTGGTTAGATGAAGATGATTTCCGTACTAATGGCGGTGTTATGAATCATGAAACGGGTGAGAGTATAGGTAAGCGTAAGAAGCCATTTACAGTTGATTATACTGGTTTTGGTTGGTTACTTATCAAGAAAGGTGTATTTGAACATGAAGGTATGCCATATCCTTGGTTCGCTCCAAAGATGCAAGTCTTTGAAAGTGGCGAGGTTCAGGATATGTGTGGCGAAGATGTCTCATTCTGCTTGGATGCAAAGGAGGCAGGTTTCGAGATCTGGTGCGATCCTCGCATACGTGTAGGGCATGAGAAGATGAGGGTCATCTAATGGAACGCTATAACATTACAATAGGAGATAAGTTAACTCATGAGAAACTAAGTCAATCTGAGTACTTTAATGTTATGGAAGATCTCGCTCAAGAATTTTATCACAATGGTTCTCCTAACCCTTGTGATGTACATACTAGTATTATTAAAGACTAATGGCAAAAGTAAAAGGTGGTGGTGGTCTCTTAGGAGGCGATTATATACAAGCAACCCCGAAAAAGACTCGTCAAGGAACGGGCAAACATACCAAATATACCGCAACATCCCGTAACTCGGCTCGTAAAAGGTACAGAGGACAAGGTAGATAGCACCCGAAAGGGTGCTTTTTTTTGTCGTGGCATAAATAACCAGAGGAAAGTATATCAACTTTGAATGCCAATAAAGTACGAAAGTAAGTCACAAGGATTTAAGGACATTAGTTTTTCATTTTTGCCCCATCCAATTACTAAGGATCTACCTGTATTAATGAATGAACGTGCGATTACTCGTGCGGTACGAAACTTAGTAGAAACAATACCTTCGGAACGTTTCTTTAATCCATTGATTGGATCTGAAGTACGAGCATTACTCTTTGAAAACTATACAATGCCTATTGCCATCGCAATAGAAGATCAAATATTGAATACGATTAAGAATCATGAGCCTAGAGTTGATAAAGTAGCAGTTGATATTGATCCTAGACCTGATGATAACGCTTTTGATATTACAGTTTTCTTTGATATTGTGGGTTTAGATGCCCCTCGTCAAGCATTTACGTTCATATTAGAACCAACCAGATAAAATAATGCCAGTTACACAGTTTACTAACTTAGATTTTGATCAAATTAAGGCACAGATAAAGAATTATCTGTCAGCGAACTCGAATTTCACTGATTTTGACTTTGAGGGATCTAATTTTGCGATCTTAATTGATACTTTAGCGTACAATACCTATATTAACTCCTTTAATGCGAACTTAGTTGCGAATGAATCGTTCCTAGATTCTGCTACATTACGTGAAAATGTGGTTTCTTTGGCACGAAACATAGGATATGTACCTAGATCTAATACTGCTGCCAAGGCATCTATCACTTTTAGTGTAGAAATTGATGATGCGGCTGCTCAAGTACCTTTTGTTACCTTAAAACCTGGTTTAGTGGCGGTTGGACAAGCAAATCAAAGCACATATCGCTTCTCTATACCCGAATCAATCAGTGCAATCGTTGAAAATGTTACAAATGATGATGGTAGTGTAAGTAGAGTTGCTACTTTTGGTACTCAAACCAATCCTATTACCACTTATCAAGGAACTTTGGTTGAAAATACGTTTCTTGTGATGACAAATCAAGATCAACGCTTTATTTTAGATAATCCTCAGATAGATAGCTCCACAATCACTGTTTTTGTAAGTAAGAACAATACATCTGGGTTAGGAAGACAATTTAAAAAGATCGATAACATCCTAAACTTAAGCAAAGATTCGGAAATTTTCCTAATTCAGGAGATTCAGGACGAGAAATTTGAGATTTTATTTGGTGATGGGTTCTTTGGTAAGAAATTAGAGAACAATAATCAGATCATAGCACGTTATATTGTAACAGATGGTGCTAATGGTAATGGTTGTAAGTTATTTGACTTCCAAGGAAGCATTATTGATCAAAATGGAGCAACTAAGATACCAAAACAGAATGTATCTATTACTACTATACAAGGTGCTATAAACGGTTCTAACATAGAGAACATCAACTCCATCAAGTATATGGCTCCTCGGATGTATTCCGCACAATACAGGGCGGTTACACCAAGGGATTATGAGGCAATTATATCACAGATATACCCTGCGACAGAATCTGTAGCAGTAGTTGGTGGTGAAGAAATGGATCCACCTCAATTTGGTACTGTTAGGATTAGTATTAAACCTAAAAATGGTACTTATGTATCTGATTTTGATAAACAATACATTAAAAATGAGTTAAAGAACTACGCTATTGCTGGTATTAATTCAAAGATTGTTGATCTTAAGGTTCTATATGTGGAGATTGATTCAACAATTTATTATAATACATCACAAGTTGCTACTCCAGATACATTAAAGACTAAAATTACCAATGCTTTAACCACTTATTCTAATACAGTTGATATTAATAAGTTTGGTGGTAGGTTCAAGCACAGTAAAACGGTTCAGTTGATTGATAGGGTTCATAATGGTATTACATCAAACATCACTAAAGTACGTATTAGAAGGGATTTAAAGGCACTTCTAAATCAATTTGCTCAGTATGAACTATGTTTTGGTAATAGATTCTTTATTAACTCTGAAGGATATAATATTAAGAGTACTGGATTTAAGATTATTGGGCATGAAAAGGTTGTTTATCTAACTGATGTTCCTAATAAGGATGCTAAAGGTAACTTAGATGGATCTATGAAGGGTGTTTTAAGTATTGTTTCTCAAGACGAGAACAGTACATTTAAGATTGTTGGTAAATCTATTGGTACAGTTGATTATAAAAAAGGTGAAATATTAATCAATACGATTAATATAGTATCAACTGTTGCTGCTAATGATGTTGTTGAGATACAAGCATTCCCAGATTCAAATGATGTAATTGGTTTGAAGGACTTATATCTTAGTTTTGATGTTTCTAATAGTAAGATAAATATGGTTAAGGATGTAATTGCTTCTGGCGAAGATGTATCAGGAATCGTGTTCTCTAGAGATTATTACACATCAAGTTATTCAAACGGAGAACTAGAGAGAAAATAAATGAGTCTAGATTTCGATAAGAGAGTACAAGTTAATACTATAATTGAGAATCAACTCCCTCAATTTTTAGTATCTGATTTTCCAAACGCAACTGAGTTTTTTAAACAATACTATATCTCACAAGAATTTCAAGGTGGTCCAACTGATTTAATTGATAATTTTGATCGTTATCTTAAGGCAGATAATCTAGTTCCTGAAGTTGTTATCGGAACTACATCTCTTGCTGCTGATATTAATACTTCTGATAATACAATTACAGTTGAATCTACAAAAGGATTTCCTGATGAATATGGTCTATTAAAGATTGATGATGAAATAATCACTTATATAAGTAAAACAGATACTACTTTCTCTGGTTGTATACGTGGTTTTAGTGGTATTACTGGTTTTGGTATTGATATAGCATCATCTTTAGATAATACAAACAAGCAAGATTTAGTATTTGAGGAAACAAATTCTTCTGAACATACTACTGGTTCTATAGTTACTAATCTTAGCGTACTTTTCTTACAAGAGTTCTATCATAAACTCAAGAAAACCTTCTTACCTGGTTTAGAAGATAATGATTTTGTAGAAGGTCTTGATGTTGGTAATTTCATTAAGCATGCAAGATCTTTCTATCAATCAAAAGGTATTGCTGAATCAGTTCATATATTATTCAAAGTATTATATGGTGTAGAATCTGAGGTATTAGATTTAGAAGAGAGGTTAATTAAACCTTCTAGTGCTGAGTATATTCGTAGAGAAGTTGTTATTGCTGAAGCAATTGCTGGTGATCCATCTTTATTGATTGGACAAACTATAACAAAATCAACAGATCTAAGAACATCTGCTTCTGTATCGGAAGTAGAAATATTTGAAAGAAATCTTGGTATTGGAGCAAATATTAGAAAAACTTACTATAAAGTTTCTTTATTTGTTGGATTTAGTGATAGAGATCTAATTGAAGGAACATTTACTATTCCAGGTAAAACAAAAGTTTTAGGTACAACAGCAAAGGATTCTTTAGTAATAACAGTAGATTCAACGATAGGTTTCCCTAGTAGTGGAATATTAATTAGTGGAACAAATGTTATTACATATACATCTAAGACTGTAAATCAATTCTTAGGGTGTAGTGGTGTAGATACTCCCATTAATGATACTGATGATATACGAGCAAATGAAACTGTATTTGGATATGAAAATGGTGATATAACCAGAAGAGTTGATTTAAGAATTACTGGTGTTTTATCAGAGTTTGTTCCTGATGGAAATATTAATTTAGTTGAAGAACAAGAAAAGATTTATAGTAAGAATGTTGGAGAGAGTATTCCTTCTTATGATAGTCAGAATATTAATGACCAAGATAGAACATATAAGCAAATATTTGCCAATTCATGGAAATATAACACAAGTAGTCGTTATCAAGTGGAATCATGGGTAGGAAACCCAGTTCTATTAAGTAAAATTGATAAAACTAGTCTTGCTATAGGGGATGTTATTGAAATATTTGAAAGATATGGATTAGAAATTCTTGGAACAGCAACAATATCAGGTATTGATGAGAGTGATAATTCATTAACTGGATTGGATAACTTAAATCTTACTATTGATCCAAACAAAAAATATGATATTCGTAGAGCTATAAAGAAAGCAAAAACAACTGGATATTCTAACGTAGTTTCTTTAGGTGATAATGAAAATACTTATCTTGCCGATTCTTTAAATGTATATGTTGATGGTAATACTGATGGATATGTAGCATCAAATTCATTACCAAGTTATAATGTAGCAGTAGAACTTTTCAAATCTTCATTTGAAACTGGTAATAACGATACATTGAGTCTACCACAACAAGTAGATCCATTAGATCCATCTATAGCAATTGATTATCTTCAAATTAATTTTAGTTCACCTACTAAATTTAATACAGGAGATGCTGTAATATATCAAGCAGTAGATTCAGTGGGAGTAGCAGCAACAACTCTTGTTGGAGTATCTACTTTAAACAATGATAATACAACAAGAGTATTTTATGTTGATGTAACATCAGATAAAACTGGCATAAAATTACACGATTCTGTTGGTTCTATTGGTATATCTACTGTTATTTTAAATAAACCAGATACTTTTGCTCTTGGTGGTGTTAATCATGTATTCACTCTTCAGGATCATTATAATAGAGATTTAACTTATAATCCTATATTAAGGAAGTTTCCATTATCACAAGATCTTTATATAACCGAATTAGGTGAAGATGCTACTGATAATGTAGGTGTATTGATTGATGGTGTTGAAATTAGATCATCATTAGGTGAAGATGCTGTTGAATATGGTGAAATATCAAATATTGATGTTTTTAACAGTGGTGAAGGATATGATGTATGTAATCCACCAAAATTAGTAATTGAAAATCCTGTTGTTGGTGGTGCTACTACAGCATTAGCAGAACCAGTAATTAATGGAACTGTTAAAGAAGTTATTATTGAAACGCAACTTTTTGATATTGATAAATGCCGTTCAGTTTCATTAACTGGTGGTAATGGTAAAGGATGCCTTTTAGAACCTGAAGTTGGTCCTAGATTTAGGGAAATTAAATTTAATAGTCAAGATATAATATTTAATGGTGGTGTTGATCCAGTAGAAGAAGTCATTGCATTTGAGGATGCTCATAAACTATTCAATGGTGAAAGAATTTTTTATGATAGTAATGGTAATGATGAGTTGGGAATAGGTGAATTTAAATCTAATGCTACATTAGTTACTGATTATTTGGTAAATGGTTCAGCATATTTTGTAAAAGTTCTTAATCCTAAGAATGTAAGACTATTCAATAGTGAAATTGATGCTTTAACTGGTCCAAATGGTATTAATACTATTGGATTTTCAACTACTAGTAATGGAATTCATAAATTTAGAACAGAATCAAAAAATACAATAAAATCTGTTAAGGTTATTACTCCAGGAACTGGTTATTCATATAAGAAACTTATTGTTAAACCTGTTGGTATTTCTACTGCTTATGATTCTATCCATTTTGAGAATCATGGGTTCGGTGAAGGTGATACTGTTAACTATGCCACAATGGAACATAATGGATCTAGCGATCCAATAACAGGATTAAGTACTTATAATGAATATACTGTAATTAAGATAGATGATGATACATTTAGACTTTCTGATAATGGTGTTGTAGATGCTCCAGATTGGGAAGAAGCAAAAGCATATGTTGTTGATGATTTAGTAAAAGAATCAGATAATACTTATATTTGTGTAACTAATCATACGTCATCCAGTGCATTTATAGATGATTATTCTAAATGGGAGTTAACTAAGAAAAAGGATGATTATGTAAGGGGTAAGTATGTTAATCTTACTAGTACAGGAACTGGATACAATGTATTCAAGTATCCAGATATAAAAGTTAAAGCTAATGTTTCTTTTGCTTCAACTGTTACTGGAGAAATTAATTTTACTCCTATTATAACTGGAAATATTATAGGTGCTGATTTATATGAAAAAGGTTCTCATTATGGATCAGAAACGGTAAATCATGATAAAGGACCAAATACAATTATACAAAATGGTAAACAAGCTGAACTTAATGCTATTGTATCTGGTGGTAGAATTGTTGAGGTTCAAGTTCTTAATAAAGGAAAGGAATATTATTCATTACCTGAAATTAAGATAAGTGGTTCTGGGAATGGTGTTAAACTTAAACCTGTTATATCTAACGGTCAATTAATTGATGTTGTTGTAATAAATCCAGGAATTGGATATTCTGCTGCTGATACTTTTGCTTATGCTGATTCTAGAGGTAAAAATGGATTATTTGAGTCAAGAGTTAAAAAATTATATTTGGATGATTCTTATAAACATGGAGAGTTTCATCTAGAACCACATGGAGATGATAAAGTTACTCTAAGTGCTCATGGATATGGTGCGACATTACAAGGAGCATTTGATAATCTTAATACTGGTGGTCACTCCGCTATAATTGGGTGGGCATATGATGGTAATCCAATATACGGTCCTTATGGTTTTGAAGAGGCAGATAAGTATGGTTCAACCATCAAGAGGATGGTTTCTGGGTATAAAGCAAATACTCTTAAGATAAATTCTGATATTTCTGATGGAATAAGACCATCAATAACAAAATTCCCTGTTGGTTCATTTGTTGATGATTGGGTATATACAAATGAAGGGGATCTTGATGATCATAATGGTAGATTCTGTAAAACTCCAGAATTTCCTAGAGGAATATATGCTTATTTTGCTACAGTTGATGTTAGTTTACAACCAGTATATCCATATTTTATAGGAAAAACTTATAGATTACCATTTATTAAAGATAATAATAGATTGGATCAATCATTTGATTTTAATAATTCAACTTTATCAAGAAATACATTCCCATATAAAGTAAATGAAACATATGCGGATAATGATTTTATTATAGAATCTAATGAGATTGTTAGACAAATGTCTACTATAGAATCTGTTACTACAGGTTCTGTAACTGATTTCCAAATATTAGATGGTGGAGATGGTTATAAAGTTGGTGATTTTACTGTATTTGATAATACAGGAACTAATGGAACTGGTGCTAGAGCTATAGTTGATGAAATTGTTGGTTTAGGTGTATCAACATTAAAAACAGAAACACTTAAATATGAGAATGCCGTATTTACTTGGGATAATGATTTCCAAGTATCTGCTCATTATAGACCAGAAATTAAATTTGGTAATAATGATAGTGTTGTAGTATCTGGGTTAAGTACATCAAATTTAGCATTAACAGATTCATTTGCTGTTGGAGTCAAATCAGATACGATGACTCTGGTAAAAGAACTACCTGCTAATACTAATCCTAACGGAACAGTTGAAGATATCTACGTTAATACAATATCAAATCTTGTTTCAATTGGATCATCTATTACGATTGATGATGAATACCTAAAAGTACTAAATTTATATCCTATAGGATCAATAATAAGGGTTAAGAGATTTACTAACGCTCCAATTGTTTCTTATGGAGCAACAATCAACACTGTTGCTAATAAAATTACTATTCCAGTTAAATCTAATAAATTCCCCTCAAGAACTAATGATTTAGTATATTTCAACTCTCAATTATCAGTTGGTTTAGGAACTACTGGTGGTTCTTCCATCAATTATTCTATTGGTGAGAATAACAATCAAGTCCCAATTCCTGCACAAAGTATATACATACCAAATCATCCATTTGAAACAGGTCAGAAAGTATTATTTAAGAAGGATGTATTATCACAACCTGCTGCCACTTCACTTATGATGAGTGAACTGATTGATGGTAGTGGAATTCAGAATATTCCAAATATATCTTCTGGTGTATCTGAGATGTATGTTATTGATAAGGGTACTGATTATATTGGTTTAGCGTTTGATGCTGGTAAGGCACACACTACCAATGGAGTATTTTTCTATGGTACTGGATCAAATAGTTATGAATATTCTCTAGAATCTGATTATGAACAAGTAACTGGTGATATTAGTAGATTAGCAACTACAGTAATGACAAAAGTTGCTGCTGCGAATACATCAACACATGGATTGAGTAATGGTGATATTATTAGTTTGGAAGTTATTCCAAATCATGTTGTTGGATATGGAAATACTCAAGAAATAGATGTTCGCTATAATGAGGAATTTGAAAAGTTAACATTTAATCCTCAACAATTTGATTATACTGGTATATCTACTACTAGTGATAGTATTGATCCAAATACGATTACAATAGTAAATCATGGATATAAAACGGGAGATAAAGTATTTTACGATAGTGATGATGTTATTGGTGGATTTGAAATAGGATCATATTATATTCATGAAATAGATTCATCAAAATTCTACTTAACTGAAACTCTAAAAGATGCTCAAGATTTTCCAGCTAAAGTTATTGGAATTACTACTGTAGGATCTACAACTGCTACACATACTTTCTCTATTATTAATCCACAAATTACTGTTGTTAAGAATTCTACATTAACTTTTGGATTATCAACAGCAACATTATCAGGATTTGATTTTAATCTTTATTATGATAAGGAGTTTAAGAATAAATTTGATAATTCTGATGATACTACAGAATTTAATGTTAGTAAATCTGGAACTATCGGTGATGATGTAGTTGGTGCTGCTTTATCCATGACTTGTACTAAGTCTACACCAAGTAAATTATTCTATTCACTTGATAAAACTGGTTATATAAGCACTGCTGATAAAGATGTTCCTAATTATTCTGAAATAGTATTTGTTGAAAGTAACTATAATGGTGATTATCAAATATTTGATGTTGATAATGAGTCATTTAAAATTTCACCAAGATCTATTCCAGAATTAAATGAATATAAGGTAGAAGATTGTGATAAATTAGAATATTCAACAAAAGCTTCTGATATTGTTGGTTCAATTAAAGGTTTAAGAACAATATCGACTGGTTTTTCTTATAAGAAGGCTCCTAAATTTAGTTATGTTTCTAGTGATAATGGTAGAAATGCTAATATTGTAGCATTATCAACTTCAATTGGTAATATAAACCAATTAAGAATTAATGATATTGGATTTGAGTATTCTTCTGATAATACATTAAGACCAGAAGTTTTCATATCACCAATTATTGGTGTAGATGATTTAGATGAAGTTGGATCTATTAATATTATTAATGGTGGATTAAATTATCTTAGTTCTCCAGATTTATTACTTTATGATCCACATAATAAAAAAGTCGTTGATTCAAATTCATTAGTAGCTATAGTTCCCGAACAATCAATTTCTGAGGTTGAAATTATTGCTCCAATAAAGGGTTTAAGTTCAGTAAATCATAGAATAGTTTCTATCAATAATTCTAATGGTATAGGTATCAACTCAATGACAGTGGAGAGTGAAACTGTTGCTGTATGTTACCTACAAACCCCTATAAATGGTTTTAAAAACGCTCCATTCTCTGAAGGTGATGAAATCTTCGTTGAAGGTATTCAACGTGTTGGAGAGGCAGGTATAGGTGTTAGTAACACTGGGGCTACAGCAACTACAGTAGTTGGTGAGGGATTTAACTCCTCAGATTATAATTATACTTTCTTTAAAGTAAAATCTTATACAGAATCTAACCCAGATGTATTAAGATTTGATCTAGTTGGTGTTACGACTTTCCCTGGTGATCCTAAAGTTTTCCAATCTGGTTATGCTAATATTGTTAATAGAAATGTTTATCCAGAATTACAAGTAGTACAAAATAGATCTGAGTTCTCTATTGATGAATCTATATCAATTAAAGAATCTGGTACTTATATCAAGAAGAATATTAAAGTAGTAGATTATAGAGACGATTTTATTAAAATTGACGGTAAAGATGAATTAAAAATTGGAGATAGATTTATTGGTGATGTTAGTGGAACAAGTGCTACTGTAACATCTATTGATATTGGTAAAGGTAAATTTAATGTTGATTATTCAAGTAGAATTAACGTTGGATGGAATGATGATATTGGTAAATTAAATGAAGATTATCAAGTTACTTCCGATAACGATTATTATCAGAATTTATCATATTCCGTTAAGAGTCCAATTACTTGGGATAAGTTTGTAGATCCAGTTAATAGACTAGTACATCCATCAGGATTAAAGAATTTTGGTGATGTTGTAATACAAAATTCTGGAAATTTTGCTGGCGTAACAACACAATCTATAGAACCAACAATTGTATTGGATGTAATTGAGCAAAGAAGAGTTGATATTATTAATAATTTTGATTTAGTTGTTGATTATGATAAACTTGATAATAAGTCAAAATTTATAGAATTTCAGAATGTAAAGTTAACAGATTATACAAAATGTTTAACAAATAGAGTACTAATACATGATGATATTAGTCATAAGTTCTCTAGTGTTGGTTTACAGGATTTATTTACTGAAATTGAAGAAATTAATGGAAATTTCGCAAAATATCTAGTACAAATAGTAGATCCAGATACTTTTGATGTTCAAATAAGTGATTTGGTTGTTCTAACCACAACTGAAGATGCTTCTTTATTGGAAAAAACAAGTGATTATAGTGGTATTAAGTTAGGTGATTTTAGTACTGAAGCTGATAAGGAAAGAAAGGTTTTAATTTTTACACCAACAGAAGAATATGATAGAGATCATGATATTAAGATATTAAAAACTACATTTAGTACAGATGTTCCTGGTGGTGGAGTTCCATCAACAAATCAAACTTTTGGATGTGTTTCTTTAAATGGATCCAATACAACAATTAGTAGTGGTACAACTAGTGTTACTGGTACTATTACAGAAACTTTAGTTAATGGTGATTATGAATATAACTTAAGTGTTGTTGATCTTGATTTAAACAGTACAGATGCTGGATATAATAAAGTTATTCCAGATAAGATTGGATCTTATTTGAGTTCTTGGGAAACAAGACAGAGATCTAATGGAACAACCTATAGAGTTGGATTTGCTGTTACTGAAATAACTTCTTCAACAACTGCTAAATTGATACCTGTCACAGAAGAAAGTATTAGTAATGTTATTGTACATGCTCAATTAACAAATATTACACAGGATACTTATTCTTCAGTAATCGTTGGAACTGCTGGAGATATTGGATTCTTAGGTAGAGATGATCAGCAACCTGTTGTGTTGGGAATTACTACAACAACGATTTATAGTTCACCTGATAACGATTTTAATGGATCGTTAACTGATATTCTTATATTAGATAATTTGCGTAGAGATTTAACATATAATGAGATTATTCTTAATATTGATCATACAACTGATGAATTACAGTTAATAGATTCTATAATTGATTCTGGTAAATTTCCTATTACTCATGATCCAATTGGTATTATTACTGCTAGACATGAAAATAATACAGTTTATCTTGATATTATTAATGATAGAAATTCATCTTTAAATGCTGGTGTAAATGTAGTTGGATTAGGAACAACAACTGCTGGAATAGGAACATATAGATTTAATGTTACAGGTCAACCAGAAGGTTCTGAAAGATCTTTAAGATTTGAATCAAAATATTCTGGAGAATCTGGAATATCAACAATTACACGTTTTAACACATCAATTGATAGTGCTCTAAAATCATTGATTCGTGTTTCTTGTGGAGAAACAACTGTAATGCATCAAGTTATTATGATGCAGGATCAAGATGGTGATGCTGTTATTGTTGAATATCCTTACATTTCAAATAGTGGAAATGATGGAATCGGATCATTTAATACTACAAATCCAGAATCTGGAATAATATCATTTAATTTTAATCCAGATGCTGAGTATGCTTCATCTGTGGTTGAGGTTCAGGCATATAATCAGATCTTCCAAACTGTCAATGATTTTGAAAATGAATCTGATATATTACATTATGGACCTGTTGTTAATGATCTAGTCTTATCCGCATATGATGGTCCTAATGGGGATAGAGCAAATAAAGTTAATTTTCAACTTACACATGAAGAAACACCAATCTATTATAAGAGATTTAATCCAAGTGATTCTTCACAGTTAGATTTAGTAAATGGTAAGTTTATTTTACCTAATCATTTCTTTAACACTAATGAAGAGTTAACATATACTCCATACTCTTCCTTTATTGGTGTTCCTGCTATTGCTCCAGGAATTGCTTCTACTGAAGGTGCTTCTGGCATTATTAATACTTTACCTGAAAAGGTTTATGTTAAAGCAGTTTCTGGAAGTGAATTCTACTTATACAGTAAACAGGAATTTATTGAGGATGGAGAACCTATAACATTTACTGATTCTGGATCTGGTAATGCTCATAAGTTCCAGATGAGTAAGGTTTTAAGTAAAACTGTAATTGGATTAGATGGAATTGTTCAACAACCAATATCTTATACAGCAGTAGAACATACTTTACTAGATGATGTACCTACTAAAGTAACTGCTATAACTCCACTTATATTAAATGCTACTGAAAATGAAGGTTTAAATCTTGAAATAGAACAGTTTGCGATAAGTGGTATTAGTTCAGTACAGCCAAGAGATGTATTGAAAATTGGTGATGAATTTATGAAGGTTATTGAAGTTGGTTTCGCAGAATCTAATATTCAAATGCCACTTGAGGGTGATTTAGATGAGAATGATAAATGGATACCACGTATGCCACCTATTAACTCTGAAGATGGAACTATAGGAGTAGTTAAAGTGAAGAGGGGTACTTTGGGTACTTCAGCACAGAATCATACTGCTGGAACAGAAGTTAGAGTCCATAGAGGATCTTTTAATATTGTTGATAGTACAGTTTGGTTCTTAGATCCACCAAAAGGTAATACAAGACAGAGAAGAAGTGAAACCAACTTACCATATGTTAGAGCAGAATTTAGTGGAAGAACTTTCTTAAGAACAAATTATGATACTAATATGGTATTTGATGATATATCAGATTCATTCACTGGTATTGGAAGAACTTATACACTAACTGTTGGTGGTGGCAATACAATTACAGGTGTTGGTGTTGGAAATGGTATTCTATTCATTAACGGAGTATTCCAAACACCATTAACTCTGAATAATTTGGGTAATAATTATGAATTTGAAAATGATACTAATGTGGGTGTATCAAGTGTTGTATTTACGGGAATTACCTCTGAAAATGGAAGCAGAATTCAATCTGAGTTTGATATTAATCAAAACGAGATTCCAAGAGGTGGTTTAATTGTTTCTATGGGTTCTACTCCTGGTCTTGGTTATGCCCCTCTTGTTGGTGCTAGAGTAAAACCAGAGAAGAAATCTTTTGGTAATGTTGTTGGTGTAATTACAAGTTTAGTTGGATTTGCCCATTCATCTCTTACTAATATTTCTATCGAAGATGCTGTATATGATAATGTTAGTGGAATTATAACAGTAACAACTAACAATCAACATAATTTCTCATTAGATAATCCACCAACAGTTTTACTCAATGAATTAGAATTTGAGTGTAGTTCATCATATGCTGGAGTAACAACAACAGTATTCAATGATGATAATCGTTCTATACCTGTAGTGGCAATTACTTCAGAGAGAACTTTTGAAGCATTCTGTGGTGTTTCTACAATTAATCATAACTATGTTTCGGGTGGGACATTCTATAGTGGTGGATATGTTTGTGAGTTTTATGATGATTTAACGTTTGGATCTGGATATAGAGAACCAGTTTCGATTGGTGTTACTGATATTGCTTATGAGCACAGATTTGTATCTTCTGCTTCTAATACTGTTGTTAAGAACACTGGTGGTACAAATAGTACACAATATCAACCAACAAACGCAGAATATGAATCACATACTGGTGATTTACTCTTAACTATAGGACAGCATACTTTAGAAGAAGCAACTGCTTATGACATTGATACTGCTGCTTATAGTGCTACTACAGGTAAATTAACAATCACTAAAACAGGACATGACTTTGTTGTTGGTGATTGGGTTAGGATTGTTGATCATGGAATAACATTCAAGTGTTCTATGGATAATTATGGATCAGAACATCCATATCCAAGAGCAACCGATCCAATTAGTGGTAAATGGGTTCAAGTAACCAATAAAACTCCTAACACATTTAAGGTAGAAGTAGGAACATCTCCTATTGTTAAATTTACACCAACAACAGGAACTACATATGATCCTAATACTGGATTAATGGTATTGGAAATTGGAGCACATAATTTAACTGTTGGAACAAGTATTAAGATAGCAGAAGAAGGGTTGAAGTTTAGTTGTGGATTTAATGGAGCAACTGGAACTGCTGCTGAGAAATCATATCCTAGATCTAATGGTAACGATCCATTCTATGATAGTGCGTTTAAGATTGAAGATGTAACTGAGACAACAATAACAGTTCAGGTATTAACAACTATTCCATCTACTAATATAGATCCTCATACTTTTGTTGATGCTGTAACAGATTGTGTAGAAACTGGTGGAAATTATACTCATCAATACGAGTCATCTTTGGATGGATGTATACTGAAAGCAAAGGATACAGTTATTCTTAATGATGATACATTAACCTTTACTTGCTCTAGAGATGAGCATTATAGTAAGCATACCTATCCAAGAGCAACTGATCCTGCATCAGGTGCTACATTAGGCATTGATCACGCAAGTTACGATACTATTCGTGTAAATGTTGGATCAGGTGGTGGTGCTGGATTTGGTGGTTATGTAACCGCTAAGATTGCTGAAAATGATCATAAGTTTGTAAGTTCTTCCTCAATGGGTCTTACTGCTAATGCTGGAGGACCATTTACAATAAATGATGCTGATTATGATCCTCAAACAGGTATAATGACAGTTACAACATCTGCTACAAATAGTTTCGCAGCAGCAGATGTTACTGGTATATCAACTGCTTCTTACAACCCTACTACTGGTGTTGTAACATTAGAAACAGCATCTGCTCATGGATTTAGTAATGGTGATTATATTAAAATTGCCGAAAAATCTTTAGTATTCACATGTGCTCAAGATGATGATGCTACCCAACATGCTTATCCAAGAAAAACTGATCCTATTCATAATAAGTGGATCCAGATTTCAAATACATCTGCAACTACTTTTGATATTCAGTGTTTACTTAATACACCTTCTAGTAATACAACAGCACATAAGTTATATTCTGCAGAACCAAATAATATTCAGAAAGCAAATAATACTGTTGAATTTGCCCAAGAATGTATAGTATT